GGTTGAACGCGGCGACCGCCGAATCGCCGAGTTGCGGGGAGTTTGTCACCGCAGGCAGGTTGCCGGGGTTAACGTTGCGCGCGGCTCCGACCGGGCCTGCTTGCTGTCCGAGCGGCAGCACGGGCGTCTCGTCAATGGCTTGGCGCACTAGGCCAAGAGCCTTGCGAACATTACCGTCTGCCTCGCCTCGCCCTAAGTCTCCAATTCGCGTCTTAAGTTGTTCAGCCACATCTACCGTGAACGGCATTTCGCCTTTGGCGATGCGGTTGACTGCGTCGCGAACGTCCTTTGGCAGTTTTGCGCCGACAAGTGCGTCGCCCAGCAATTGATCGACGCGCTGCGTCATCGCTGCACCGTCTAGCGGGAACGAACGGCCCTTTGAATCTCGAGCCGCGCTGTAGAGACTATCAACTCCGGCCTTCTCCGCAGCAAGCCTGTTGCTCAGAGTGCCGATCACCTGCTCGCCAGCGCCGATGCTGTCCGTCCTGGTGCCTGCGCCTTGCCTGTTCAGCGAGTCAATAAGCGTGCGGTTGTTTGTGTTTTGTACCCCGGCAAGCCGCTGCATTCCAACGTCGGTGCTGTTAGCACCCGTCTTTGCGAGATTGCGCTCGCGTGTGATCTGCACCGGGTCAAGCGTGATGTTGCCGCGTGTCGGCGTTGCTCCGACCGTCCTGTAATCTGCCAGCCGCGCCAACACTTCCGGGCGCAGATCGCCGCCGGTTTTGAGCGCGTCCGAGACTTCGGCGCGTAGTGATCGGCGAACATCGTCAGCCAGTGCGCGATAGTTGATGCCTTGTCTTGAGAGCGCCAATTCGATCTGCAAGTCAACCTGCGCAGGCGATGGCGGCGCAATCCGCGAGCGCATCGCATCCACTGTTGATTGAGCCTTGCCAGCCACCATTGGCACCGCGACACCTGCTGCCACGCCGCCCAGCAGTGACGCAATGGCTTGCTCTACCGGCCCGCCGCCCGCTTCTCTCACGCTGCCGCCTGCACCACCCGCGCCAGCCGCTGCGGCAACCTGCTGGCCGGGGTTGGCGGCAAGCATTGACGCAATTGCGCCCGGTGCTTTGGATGCCATCGCAGCAACCCCGCCAGCACCGGCCATCGTGCGCGTGATGTCTCCGACGACTCGCTCGTTAGCGTCCCTTGGTTGCGGCAGACCAAACCTGTCAGCAAGCGCAGGCAGCGCATCCATCGCCATAGGCGCACGCGGCAGCTTGGTGCCGGCGAGACTATCAACGCCCGTCGCGGCAAGGTTGTAGAGCCTTCCAGGCACATCAGCGACCATTGCTGGCAGCGCCCCGCCGCCCTCAATGGCATACCGCGCAGTCAGGCCAATCTGTCGCGGGATGTCGCGGATAACTTCGCCTGCACGCACAACCATCGGCTTGTCAGGCGCGGGCATGGCTTTCGGTGCGCCGGTCAGATGCGCGACGATCTCCGCATCGCTGTAGCCAGCCTTTCGCGCCGCGTCCGCGTTGAACTTCGCAGACGTAGCAAGATGCGTGGCAATCTCGGCATCGCTGTAGCCTGCGGCGCGTGCCGCTTCTGCGTCGAATGCCATGTCAGGGCGCTCCGAAAGACGACAACGGCGGGCGACCGCCAGATGGCGGGCTTGCGACAGCGCCGCTCCTGCTTAGCGGGCCGGCACCCAGTGCAATTCCTTCAATGGCCCGCTGCCTGTTTTCGGTTTTTTGCTTCTTGACGGCGGCAGAGTCAAACGGTTGCGGGAAGTATTGCAAGTCCGCGCTGGCAAATTCATCTTTACCGATCACAGCGCCTGATTCCTTACGAAGCACGGCGTTGATAAAGTCGCGCTTTGCTTGTTCGTACTGCTGGCTTTCAGCCGATAGCACAGCGTTTGCGCCCGTGCCGAGCGATCCACCAATAATCGGAAACCCTGCCAGCCCTTGCTTTATGGACACGCCCGCAACGCTTGGCTTGTCGGCAAGTGCAACAACAATCTTGTTCGCCGCATCTGCTCGAGTGGCAAACAGGTTGTCTTTTGTCTGGGCCTCAGTCGGAGCCTTGTCCATCTTGGTTGTCGGATCTGCGGGGCCGCCAGGAATAAACTCGAGAGTTCCATCCGGCTTCCACCGAAAGCCAGCCGGCGCACGCCCTGCGATACCCGATGCGAGAGTCGCCGCCGTCGATTCACGCGACCGAGCATCTGCCATGTTCTGCCCGCGCACCGTAAGGTCAAGCCGCTCGCGCTCGCCCGGTGCCATTGTCTTAGTGAGCGATGACGGCGGCGCAAACGGGTTGTATGGCGACAGCGACCCACCAAGATCGGCGAGTTTCATCTCGAACGGCTTGCCAACGTCTGCGCCGATTTGGTTGCCGTACTCATCCTCTCGGCGGGTTTGCGGCATATTCCCCGGCCCCATGACCTCTAGCGTCCGCGCAACCTTTGCCCTTCCCGCATTGGCGATGTCGGCAAGCTCCGCAGGCTTGATGCCAAGCGCCGCCGCCTCTGCTGCGAGTGCTTTCGTTAGGGGTTGCATCCCAATTCTGCCAAACAAGTCCTGTCGCCGACTGTCTAGTTCAATCTTCCTGCGTGCCTCTTCTTGCGCCGCCATCAGTTGCGCCCGTCGAAGCTCGGCTTCCGACTGCTGGCCTTCCATCTGCTGCCGCAAAAACTGTTGGCGCATCGCCTGCTGTTGCGCCGCCGGGAATGCGTTGAAAGCCGCGCCGACACCACCGCCCTGCGACATCGGCGTCATCAGCGCCTGGGATGCGCCGAGCAGGCCCATCGTCAGCGGATCGTCAAACCCGCCCTTGTTCAGAAGTCCGGGCATCAGATACCCCCTGCGTGGTTTTGCATTGGGCCGAACTGCGTGGTCCATGCGTCTTGCGGCATGTACTGCTGCGGCATGTAGGACTGCGGTGCTTGGCGCTGCGGTGCTTGCAGCATGGGCGGCGTGTAGGACTGGCGCGGGCTAAGTAGGCCGCCCATGTACTGATTCATCATCGCCGCGGTGCGCGAGTTGCCGCTGTATTGCGGGAAACGCTGCCCGCCGCCGAATAGGCTCGGACGCTGCGCCATGCCGCCGAAGTTGCCAAGCAAGCCGCCCCCCGGTTGCGCGTACTGTTGCGACAGGTAGTTGCCGAGAATGTCGGAGTAGTTCATCGCCGCCCCCTTAGTAAACAAACCCGTTGCGAAGCTGGTAAGCCGCGTCGTTGTTAAACCCGGCCATGTCCGCGCTCGACGGCCCGCTTGCAAACGGGTTGCTGCCACCAAGCAGGCCAAACCCGCGAGCCACACCAAGCCCGCCAGCAGCGCCGCCGAGCGTGCCCATAAACGGGCTGACTGACTGCGAGCTCGTAGCAGTCCTGCCAAGATTTGGATTGAACATGCTAGCGAACGTGTCGAGTTGCTTGTACGGGTACTGCTGCGCTTCTTGGAACTGGCTGTAGTCGTCGGCGATGTACTGCTGGCCAAGCGCCTGCTGCTGTGCGCCAATGCCCTGCAATGCGTTGGCGTTGTTGAACCCGTACGCCTGCTGTGCGCCTGCAAACCCCGGTGCTGCCATCGTGGCGCTTTGTTGGCGTCCGCGCTCGGCCTGATAGTTGCCGCCGTAGAATTGATTTGCAAACGATCCGAGCGAGTCGCCAAACGCCCGCCCCTGTGCGCCCGCAAGCTCGCTCTGTGCGCTGCCGCCGAATGCGCCACCGAAGCCAGCCGCCGCATTCGTCTGCGCCCCAGTACCCATCTTGTATGCGTCAGCCATGCGGCCCGCTGCGGCGTCGTATGTGCCCTTGAGCCACGGATTAGAGTCGGGCGACAGGTAGTCGCCGGCGATCGTCTTGGATAGCTGATTCTCGGCTTGGCCGAAAAGCGGCGAGTAGGTGCCCGCCTGCTGCCGGGTCATGTCCATGCCCGCAAGCTGATCTTCGGTAAACGGTGCCACGCGGCTATTGCCGTAGGGCGTGTATGGGATCTGGCTGGTCTGCGCCACTTGCTCGGCGTACTGCGGACCGTAGGCTTCCAGCCACGACGGCAGCGATTGCGTAGCGGTGGTCTGGCCGCCTGACTTTGCGCCCCTGTTGCCGAGCAGGCCGCCGAGCAACGACGCGCCGATACTGAATGGATCGAATGCCATTTTTCAATTCCCCGTAAGAGTTCGCATGGGCAGCCAGGTGCCCGGTGTGCCCGATGCGGTGCAGATCCAGCCCGCAATGACGTACTTGCTGCCGCCGCTGCCCAGCTCCGTCGGCGTGCTGTTTCGCACGATGTCGCCCTGCGCCCAATCGCCGGTAGTCGGCGCTGCGGTCATCGCCCCGTGCGAGACAGCGATGCGGCCTTCGGTCACGCCGTTGAGTTGCCGCGCAATGTTGGCAAAAAGTGTTTTGATCGAAACGGTAAACGTTGGCCCGGTAGCGGGCGGCACTGCCGGGTCTTCGTAGATTCTCATTCGGCACTCGCGGGGATAAGCTCGATGTCCAGCCCCGAAAGCTCAAACGGCCCGGTGTTGGTGATCTCGAGCTGATGCCACCGCGCCTCGGCCAGCATGTCGAAGCGGTTGTCAGTGAAGTCGGATACCGACCAGAGCGTCGTTGGGTCGCCGATGGAGTCGCTGACGTATAGATTCAGCGATGCCGCGCTCGGCTCGGTGAAGTGCCTGGGGCGCACTCGGCGCATCAGCGACACGCTGCCATCGGTGCCGAAGTAGCCTGTGCGATACACCGAAGTCGCCGCCGCGCCGTTGATGGTGGCGATCTTGTTGCCGGTGGTGACGATGGCCGGCGCTTCCATCTCCGCGTCTGAAAACAGTTCGTCGTAACTCGCGCTGCTGATGTCGTCGTATGTCGCGCCGACTGCCGGCACGTTTGCAAAGGTTGCCGATGGGGTGATGTATTGCAGGCCAAACGCCGCCAAGTAGTCGCGCCCCCTGCCCCACTTATTGGTACGGTAGGAGTAGATCAGACAGTCGTTTAGCGATCCGGTTGATTCGGAGTTAGCAAACAGCACATAGACCGCGCCCGCTGCCTTGTCCACTACACAGGCAGTCTTGTCGCGGTAGGTCGGGTTGAGCTTCTGGTAAAACCAACGCGTGACCAACCCGTCGCCGATTGGCACAGGGCGCGTGCCGTCGAAAACGTACATGTTGCGCGGGCCGACGATGAAGTGCGCGGGCGCTCCGTCTTTGACGATGTTGCAGACCGCAAACTTGCCCACGCATCCGGCATCGCCCGGCACGAGCTGCCATGTCCACCAATACGGCGGCCCGCCATTGGTGCCGAGATACACGCCGGTTGATTTGTAGGCAACGCACTGCTCGCCGAGTGCCTTGGCAGCACGCACAGGCCCCGGCGTCTGATAGAAGCGCCCGCGCACGCTGCCCGTGGCAATATCGGGCGTCCAGTCGGTGACATTGCTCTGCGCCGAAGTCCACCACCCGTCGCGGTAGTCCCAGCTCGATCCGTCCGACACGTTGAAGGCCAGAGCAAACAGTCCCGCGACTTCCACGATCTCCGCACGCGGCGCGCCACTGATGTCGGCAAACAAGCTGCCGGTCGAGACTTGCATCACCGTGCCCGAGTTGGCCGCAAGCGCCTGGTTGCCGAAGGTTGCGAAGTACCAGGTGCTGGACGCCGGACACGAGTACGCACTGGCCGATCTGGTGACCACCGCCCATGTCGTGCCGCTGGTGCTGTACAGCGCGACGGCGGTGCCCGCATAGAGCGTCTTGGAGCTATCTACGCGCTCCACAGTGGCCGCGCCGATGCAGGTAGCGGCGAGCGTATCAATCCCCGCGTCCGCAGCCGTAGGAGCCGCTTTTATGCCGCGCTCGACAGGGATGATGCCGGTCGCGTCCAGCAGCACGCCGACTGCCGCCGGATCAGCGTCTGGGGCGAAGGTGGCAAGGTTAAGCAGCATCAGCCGAACCTGATATCGAATGCCGCCGGGTTGATCGGCAGATCATTGCGCTTGTGCCACGACGCCGAGTTCTCGAAGTTCCGCAGCTCGTTGCGGTTGATTTCGTCAATCCTCGCAATCGTCATCTGCTCATAAGCCACTAGCCGAGAGTCGTCCATGACAAACTTTCGGGCCTCGGCGAGCGATGCCATGAGATACACGTCAAAGTAGTCTTGCAGCAGCCAATTCGTGTCGCTGTCTGCAACGAAGTCGGCCAGCTTTGCGGTGTAGATAAACGTTGCCGATACCGTGTCTGCCGGGTAGAGCCGAATCAGGTTGTTGGCAATCGTGTAGATATTCTGGTCCGGTCTATCGCCGCCATCTTG